CAATTGCTGTACAAAAGTCTGTTGTTAATATATAAATAACTATTTATATAATATGACTAACAAAGAGTTAGAGCATTATAATAAGCAACAGTTTAAGAAACGACTCTCAGAAATAAAACAGGCTTCTGGGTGTTTAGACTGTGGAGTAACTAATCCAATAGTCTTAGATTTTGACCATCTAAAAGATAAAAAATACAACGTATCTAGAATGATTCATGACGGATTTTCTTGGTCTGCAATTAAAAAAGAAATAGCCAAATGTGAAGTGGTTTGTGCAAACTGTCATAGGATAAGAACATACCTTCGTTTGACATCTAAAGCCTCCTAGTGCTATAATAGATATAAACCTATAGGAGGGTAGCATGGCAATTAGAGGATCAGTAGAAGCAATCATTGAGGTTGCAAAGAAAGAACTTGGAACAATTGAAGGGCCGAAAGATAACGAAACAAAATACGGCGCATGGATAAAGGTTAACTTCCAGCCATGGTGCCAGTCATTCGTTTCGTGGTGTGCGTTTACAGCAGGCGTAAAGTCTTTCCCTAAGTCTGCATCAACTGTTGCAGCATCAGATCAGTTTAAGAAGGAAGGTCGTTGGGCAGATGCTCGTAATGACGATCCAACAGCTGGAGACTGGATCTTTTTTGATTTCCCAGAAGATGGTGTAAATCGTATTTCACATGTTGGTATTTGTATTAAGAATAATGGTGACGGAACAATTCAAGTTATTGAAGGAAACACTTCAGGAACTGCAAAAGGAGATCAGCGCAACGGAGGAATGTGCGTAGAGAAAACTCGTGCATATGTAAAGAATAACAAAAAGAAGTTGGTCAATGCTGTTGTAGGTTGGGGTCGTCCAGTATACACTGGAGAAGAAAATGCTGCACTACTAAACAAGGTAGAAGCAAATACAATAACAGCAACTCCAGCACCAAAGAAGGCAGCACCAAAAGAGATTAAGCCTGTTGCAAATGTTGCAAAGAAGTCTTCTGGTGGCGTTAAGCAACACCAGGTTAAGTGATCAAGATTGTCAGATTTAATTAATCCAACAACGATAGTTGGTGGTGCAATTGCTATTTATGAAGATGTTTGGGATGGTTTGTCTGAAGATATTGCTATGTTAAACGGTATATCTTCAGACCCAAACCTTATAGTATCTTTTCAAAAAGCAAAAATTAAAAGCGAGCAAGATGGCGCAAAGGGGTTAGAAGCAGTAAGAACTAACTCTGCTCTTTCTTTAAAACAATGCTCAGAATTAAGCATAGATTTAAAAAATATTAACAGCAAATTTGATGAAATTCTTAGAAAATGCTTGCATAGTTATAAAGTATCTTTTGATATTCATGAACCATTTGTTTATAGAGAAAGCAACAGTTTGTTAAAGTATGTAGAGTCGCAATACTTTAAATCACATTATGATGGTGATACATCTTCTAAAAGAGTTGTTTCTCCAATACTTTATTTAAATGACAACTATGAGGGAGGGGAGATTGAATTCGTTAACTTTGGAATTAAAATTAAGCCAAAAGCTGGATCTTTAATAGTGTTTCCATCTAATTACGCTTATAGACATATTGCTCATCCAGTTAAATCTGGTACAAAATATGCCATTGTTACTTGGATTCATGATTGTTAATTATGCCAGTATATGAATATGACTGTATGCCCTGTGCAAAAAGGTATACAAAAGAAAGATCTATTAAGGAAGAAGACCCAGGCTATAGTTGTGAAACTTGCAATCATACTCTAGTTCGTGTATACTCTAAAGTAGGAGCAGTTTTTAATGGTACTGGATTTTATTCCACTGACAACAGAAAGTAAGAGTATACTATGAATATGACAACTACAGAAAACATTATTACAAAAGAGTGGACCTTAAACCCAAAAGATCGTTGTGATTCATGCGCTGCAGAGGCACTGGTACAGGTTACTGGAATTGATGGAGACCTAATGTTTTGTGGGCATCACTATAATAAAATCATGAATAATAAAGAAGGATATAAAAAAATGATGTCATTTGCAATTACAATAGTTGATGAACGAGATAAGCTAATTGAAAACAAAACAAAGGAAGAAACAGAATAATGATTATTCAGATCATTGGACTTCCAGGTTCTGGTAAAACAGAGTTGGCCAGGGCACTTAAAGAACGCATTAATGCTATTCATCTTAATGCAGATGAAGTCCGTGCAACTGTAAATTCAGATTTAGGTTTTGCATCAGAGGATAGACTTGAGCAGGCTCGTCGCATGGGTGAGATGGCAAGACTCATTGCTAAGCAAGGAGTTGCTCCAGTCATTGTTGACTTTGTGTGTCCAACTGATTTAACTCGTGCAGCTTTTGGTAAGCCAGATATATTGGTATTTATGGACACCATTGCAGAGGGTCGCTTTGAAGACACTAATAAAATGTTTGAACGACCAACAGAGTTTGATGTATCTTTTGTTAGCCATGGTCAAGATTGTGAATCAAAGTCATCTTACATTATTAATCAGTTTGGCCTACATGACTGGTCTGCACCTACCACTCTTATGCTGGGTAGGTACCAGCCCTGGCACGAGGGCCACCACGCCCTTTACAAGGAGGCTGGCAAGAGAACTGACCAAGTACTCCTTGGAGTCCGTAATACCTACAATACAAGTGAGAAAGATCCTCTTAAGTTTGATCAGGTAAAAGAGTATATTGCCAAAGATGAATTTATGGACGGGGCATTAGTATTAAGACTACCCAACATTACTAATATTGTATATGGTAGAGATGTAGGGTATAAGATTGAACAAGTAGATTTGGGGGCAACTATACATGCTATTTCAGCAACTGAAAAACGTAGGGAAATGGGTCTTTAAACAATTAGAAAATACTGGCAAGGCAATTAACGAAGCAGAAGAAAGACTTTTTGCTAAGGATAAAGATGAACGTAAGTAAACAAAGATCAGCGGTAAAAGCTATTGTTTGGCGTTGTATTGGAACAGCAGATACGTTTGCTATATCTTGGTTTATAACCAAAGAGCCAGTTACAGCAGGGGCAATTGCAAGTTTTGAGGTAGTTACAAAGACAATACTTTATTACTTGCATGAGCGTGGTTGGAATAAAGTTAAATGGGGGAGAAAATAATGTATGAATACTATGTAAGAAAAGTAGAGAACGTAGTAGATGGAGATACCATTGACGTTCTTATTGATTTAGGGTTTGATATTTTGTTTGCATCCCGTGTTAGACTTGCTGGTATTGATACACCTGAGTCACGCACAAAAGATCTTGCTGAGAAGGCTCTTGGTCTTGAAGCTAAGGAATACTTAAAGAAATCTCTTAAAGACGCTAAGTCTGTTGTAATCAAGACTGAGAAGATGGATTCATCTGAAAAATATGGTCGCATTTTAGGCTGGGTATACATTAATGGCAACACAGTATCTCTTAATGACATGATGATCAATGATGGTTATGCATGGGGATATATGGGAGACACAAAGGTTAAAGATTTTACAGCACTTGCAAAGGCAAGAAAGAAGTCTGGTAAATGACACACGTACTTTACTTCACAGCTGACTGGTGTAATCCTTGTCAACGCACCAGACCAATTACAGATGAGCTTAAGCGTGAAGGAATAATTGATTTTTTATATGTTGATGTAGATACAGAGATAGAGTTATCAGAAGATTTTGGTATTAAATCTATACCAACCTACATATTAATTAAAGATGGCATAGAAGTTAAAAGAATGAATGGTGCAAAAAATCGTCAAGAATTCTTGGACTTCATGGATGTTTGATGACGATGCTATAAGTCAGATAATAGATGACTTAATTCTTGAGGGTGGTTTAGAGGTTGCAGGCATTGATCCTGAAACTGGAGAAATCTTATACCTGTTTACGCCTAAAGTTAAAGAACTAATGCCAGAGCTTTATAACGACCACCTTAATTTTGTTAATGATGAGCTTATGGTCTTATGGGAAAAAGGTTATGTAAACATAGAGTTGCTTGAAGATGACCCACTAATATCACTTACTAATAAATCACATGATCCAAGAGAGATGGCAAAGCTTTCTAAGCAAGAAAGATGGTCTTTGCAAGAACTAAAAAGAGCCATAAATGCTCAAGAATTCTGATATAATCGTTATATGATAAAAGAAGGCGATTTTGTAATGGGCATGACATCAGAAGGCATGGTTCATGGCATTGTAGAGCACATCATGATTGAAGGTGGTACACTTGGTACCCCTGGATCAGAATATGCTTTAGTCTCAATGCCACCAGAAAACCCAGCAATGTCTGTTAGAATTTACAAAGAAAAAGACGGTACATGGCAGCCAACAGCATACAGCATTGGAATGATGCACCATGATGCTGAACCTATTGATATGGAGGATCACACAATGAAAGAAGACATAAGCTCAGAGGTTGCTATGGCAATGTATGATTCATCAATTGGTAAGGCGTACGAGGGTTGTGGATGTCCTACATGCAAAGAATTAAATGTCAACTGTGATAACTGTCCAGTTTGTCAAGCAGAGGCAATGAAGTCTTACCATTCAGATGATGAAGAATTAGACAAATGGGACAATATGCAGAAGGCTTGCTGGGTTGGATATACTCAGCGAGGAATGAAAGAAAAAGATGGACGTATGGTTCCTAACTGTGTACCTACTGAAAAATCTTTATTTTCTAACTTTGGAAAAGACTATACCAATGCCCAGCAATTAAATGCTATATTTAAATCAGAAACAAAAGAATAATGCCAAAAAGAAAAGCTGGATCATTCAATGCAACACAAATTAAAGATGGAAAGATTGTTCGTTTAAATAAAAACGGTACAATTAAATCTGTTATTGATAACTATACTGTTAAGCATCCTAAAAAGGAAATCTAATGATTGAAATATTAGCTATCAGCTTGACATTGATAGCAGTATCCTCTATACTTATAATAAAGGTAAAGAGAAATAAAAAATCTTTTGCTAAAGTTGTATACTCTCAAAGTGATATACATCAAATAGTAAGACATTTTTTACCAAAAGATCTTTTTGAAATGCCAAAACCTGTTTCTCAGGCAAAGAAACATGTAAGCAAAAATACCGTAAGGGTATTAATCATAGAAGATCAAGCGTATTGGGTGCATGACAATATGTTTTACATTGCTGATACGGCTGAAGGTTTAGTGAACGCAGACACTGTACGTCCAGTTGATACACACAATATGTCAAAGCGAGATATTGATAAGATGCTATTCATTTTGGATAGCTTAAAGAATGGAAATTCTGATGATAGTAGCGGTGCATGGAACGGCGGACTTTGATGATTATCAAGTCTTTCTTCGTGCTATGGGTGTTGCTCTTTCTGGGATGAAAGAAGGAGACAAAGAGTTTGTTGTATATACTGCAGGACCTGCAGCAATTAACTCTTTTGTATATGAGTTTTGTAATCTATCTGAACGTGGATTTAAATCCCGTGGTAGAAAAATAAAATTTCTTAAATTACCTATCTCATGGATTGAAGAAAATATATTGCATGTAGACTACCTTGTTTATTTAAGTAAGCCAAAGCAACCTTCATCAAGGCTGGTAGCGATAGCTGAAAAAAATAACATTGAAGTAGGAATTTTCAAATACTAAGGGGTAAAAATGATCGTCAACAATTTGCAAACAATGGAAAAAATTGTTTCAAAGAACTATAATTTACACTGGGATGGTTGGACAGTTGTAGAAACTAAACAGTCTGATATTGCCAAGACTGCAATCAATGGAATCTATCGTAAAGGCAAATGGTATTTGGCAAAAACATTTGTACCTGATCGTAATGGCTGGGATATTCCAAATAGATATAAGGTTTAGATATGGAGCAGCACCTATGGAAAGACAATGGCGCCTGCTTTGATATGGACACAAATTTATTTTTTGATAAATATGAAGATGATGAGCTTGTTAGACCAATAATAGACAACCTTTGCCAAGCATGTCCAGTTCAAAGAGTATGTTTTGCCAACGGAGTATCTGGCAAAGAGTGGGGTATCTGGGGTGGTATATACTTAGAGAGTGGCGAAATATCTAGAGAGTTTAGCAAGCATAGAACAAAAGAAAAGTGGGGTGAATTATGGAGAGATCTAACAGCGGACAAGAAGTAACAAGTTTTGAAGCCATGTGCTCCATACTTGGTGAACTTTGGATGGACTACAAGTCTGACAAATACTTTAAAGATTTTATTGAATACAATGACATTGGTTTACCCATTGCATTTTTAATTGATAACGAACTTGTAGAACCAACACAACTGGCTAAGCAGTACGTATATGAGACTTGGGACATATTCTTGGCAGCACTAGAGGTTGCTGAAGATCTTGGATGGGAATCGCTTGAAGAAGTATTTCATTTTGTAGATAGAAAAGATACAAAATAATGTACACAGATACTATGCGTAGAGCTTTTCACTCTATAGTTGCTCCTAAACATTTTCAGGTAGAACTCATTGATAATGAACATTTTTTAACCATTAAGTTGAATGAGTATGATTTTATTAAAATGGGACATAATGAAAAGATAGAAGCATTACAGTATGTAGTTCAGTTAAAAAATGCATTAGAAATGGAAGGCGCAATAATTTTAGTATCAAGAGAGGCAATTAAATGACCAACACGTATATAGCATTAGCTGTTATAGCAACAGCCCCATCCATACTTAGCATATTTTTGTTGTTAAAGATATTAAAATTAAGAGATGCAATAAAAGTATTATCTGTAGCATATTCAAGAATTGAAAGCCTTTCTTCATTAAAGAACAATGATGATTTAAACAATGACGTTCACAAAGAAAACTTTATTAAGTTTCTTTCTGATTCTCGTGATTGGGCATATGAATACATTCAAGATATACAAGAGGGAGTTACTCATTTTGTAAATGAGGTTGAACCAGAGATAGCATACTTTGATGAATATGGCGAAGTTGGCTCAGCATATCCTCATTATCATTCAATGAAAAAAATATCATCAGAATATAAAGAGTTGAAAAAGCTATTACCAATTGAGGAAACACAATGAAAGATATTATTTTATCAACCCTGACTGGGTTTGGTTGCGGGATAGTATTTGCAGCATTTAAGTTGCCAGTTCCAGCACCTCCAGTATTCGCAGGCGTGGCTGGTATTATTGGACTTTGGGTAGGCTACTACCTTTTAACAACATATGTGAGATAATGGTTATATGAAATTTTATTATTTTGGTGGAAACTTTAAACAAGGCGAGATCAGTAGACTAGAACAGCACCGTTTTGATGGTGTAATGTTTGTCTATGATGCAGTGTTGGGTGATGTTTTTACTAGAATAGCAAGAGATATTAAACATACTGAAAAGATTAAGTATTTAGTTGCAATTAGACCATATACAATATCTCCACAATATCTTTGCATGATAAGTAAATCATTAAATTTAATAATGCCAAATAGGGTACAAATTAACCTTATATCTGGATATATTAAAGACCATGAAAAATCTTTTAGTGGTATTCTTGGCGATATAAACGATCAATCTGACCGTATTGATAGATCTAACTATATGATAGAGTATGTTAAAATGCTTAACACAATGCCTGGAAATAAAACAAAACCAGTATTAGATTTTTATACATCAACAACCAATGAGCATGTTTTTAATGCAACAGCAGAACACGATAACAAAATTATTCTTCCATACAGAGATTATAAAAATGGCCGTTGGACTATAATTAAGGAAGGCCGTGGAGAAGATCCTGGCAATAGTTTTAATATTAAGAATAGAAAGATAATGTTAGCAATAACACCAATTATTAGGCGTACACAGGAAGAACTAAATAGGTCTGAAGAGTATGCTCAAAGACCAGTTTGGAAAAATGGTGAAGTACAAGGCAAGGTAACAGATATTGAATATTTTACTTATGAAGAATTTGACAACTTTATTAATAACTTAGAAAAAGACGGTATTACTGAGATATTAATGAATGGTCATCAAGAAGAAGAAAGAGAAAGATTGATATCTTTCATAAAAGAGTACAGAGAGTTGGGACTGGCTAAAATATAGTCAATCTCATAACAAAATAACCTAGGAGAATAAAATGAATAAAGAACAACTAAAGGCAATGCTAGCATCATACGGAAGATCAGTACTTGCATCAGGACTTGCCCTATATATGGCAGGCGTGACAGATCCAAAGGACCTATGGGCTGCACTAGTAGCTGCTCTAGCGCCCGTTGCAATCAGAGCAATCAACCCTAATGACAAGGCATTTGGTGTACTACCAGATACTAAGGCCGTAGAAGAGGCTCTAAAGGCTGCTAAGGCACCTGCAAAGAAGGCCCCAACAGTTCGTGAAGCTGCTGCAAAGAAGGCTAAGTCTTCTGGTGGTGGAAAGAATAACCAAGTAAATTAATATTTACTTTCAGGATTGCCAGTCTAGAAATAGGCTGGCTTTTCTGTTTATTTATACTTATAGTACCTCTAGCAGGAATTGAACCTGCGACGCTTGGCTTAGAAGTCCAACGTTCTATCCACTGAACTATAGAGGTTTGGAGCGAAAGACGAGATTTGAACTCGCAACATCTACCTTGGCAAGGTAGTACTCTGCCATTGAGTTACTTTCGCATTGCTGGTCTGACAGGGCACGATCCTGTGACATCCGAATTAACAGTTCGGCGCTCTACCAACTGAGCTACAGACCATCAGTACACCAGGTAGGACTTGAACCTACGATAGCCGAATTATGAGTTCGGTGCCTTAACCAACTTGGCTACTGGTGCATATAAGATCTATATGTTTAACAAAAGAAATAATGCCAACAGAACAACAGAGACAATAAAGAACTTAACTTTTTTATGCCTTGGCCATTCATCTGGTACATTTACA